CAGCGGCGTACATGAGAATCGTTTCGGGTGTGAATTTGGTGCAGATAACTTGCGCCTTCAGACGAAGCAAGCCCGTCGCAAACAGCGCCACATCCTCTTGCATGGCACGCAACCGAATCGAGGCATATTGCCCCTTAATTTGCTGCGCGGTAGCCGTCTCGGACGCAAACGACGATCCTCGGATAATGTCCGAAAGACCTGTGATTTCGTAGATTTGATTTTTGATTTCCGTTCGCGCTTGGTAGCATTGGATCAGCGTCTGAGCAATCATGTCGATAGGCAGGAAGTCAATCGCGCCCTTCAAGCCACCTTTCTCGCCGAAAGCCATCCAAGTATCAACCGGCAACAGAGCGTTGTTCTCGCCCTCAGTCATCAGTCGCTGCAATGCAGGCTGAGAAGCGTCATACACGCCGCGCACACGCAAAGCCTTAACCAGCCCATCGATGCGGTCGGACAGAATATCCAGTTCGTTAGCCTGATCCTGATACAGCACGAAGTCAGGAACAGGGACTAGGGTATCGCTTGTGACGGTGGCGTACAGCGGGCGCGGGCAGGGGAAGAATCCTTCCAACTCTAGCGGGTCATCGCGCTCGTCAATGATGTTAGGCATCGACTTGCTGAACCAATAAACCTTACCGGTTTCCTTGTCCCAGTATTCACAAATCTTTGCGCGGGTGTGTTCCTTGGTGGATTGCCCGTATTGCTTGAGAGTGTCCGGGCCTGCATCGAAAGGAATCTTGTTGCCGACTTCCTCACCGAACCGCTCTACCAATGCCTCGCGAGTCATGTAAACCCATCGCCACACCGCCGTGACTTCTTCCCATGTCCTCGCAACAGAGTGCCCGAAGTCCTTCCAATGAACATAATCGACGGGAGCGCATTCGTATTCGATTTCCTCTAGCGGTTCTTCGCCAGCCAAGGCTTGGTTGTTCGCTTCCGGCTCGTCAATGTCCTCGGTAATCTCTAGCCCATCCTCGGGCATACCGACAGCCTGCACATGAGGCTCATACCGCACCCAAGACGTACCGCGCCCTCCGAGGAAACGATCCTCGACTGCGTGCTTCATCGTGCTGCGAAAGTCGGGGTAATGCTCGATTTCAAAATCCAGCGCCCGCTCAATCAGCAGGGAAGCCACCCGCCCCACTTGGTCATTATCACCGAAGCGACGCGATACATCAGCCTTTGGGAGACGCGCATAAACCGCAGGAATCAGCGTCTGAACATTCGACCATAGGATGTTGAACTTGGCAGTCTCGTTGGTGTTCTGACTGCGGTTGTCATCCCGATAACGCTTGATGATCTTCTGTGCGCGGGCTTCCCACTTCTTAAAGTCGTTGTCATAAGCTGCAACATTGTGCAGCAGCTTCTGCAAGCCTGTGCTTTGCGGTTCGTCCATTATTTTTTATCCTTGGCTAACAAGTCAGGTGCTGCCACGCCCATTGCTGCGGCTATTGCGGCGTTTCTGCGAAGTGGATCAAAAGCGGCAAATCGGGAACGTATCTGTTCGGGACTAAACATTACGCCAACATCGACTAACTTTGCTGCGCTTCCACCGGGATCGAATGTGTTTTTCAAAATTAGCGCGTCATGTTTACCTGCTAACGCTTTATCCACCAAATCCGAGTAGGTTTGTTCTCTGTACGAACTGCCGCCAAAATCATGCACCAAAGGATTTTTGTATGACAACGCAACAGGCATCACATTGCTGCCTTCCTGCGTGTGTTCAGCTAATCGTCTTTCATTTGAAATTGATCTATATTTGTCAATTTGTTGCAAAGCAGGTTTGGCGGCTTTTTCACCAAGCATATTCACCAATTGTTTTTTTGCGTTTTCAAACTGTGCTTCATTGTAAAAATTGTACCAACCACTAGGAAACAATTGTTTATATTTTTCATCAAGCAATACCGCCTCGGTTTGCGGTAAAGTTTTGTTGAACACAGTTTTTTGTATTGTGTCTAGCATTGCATCCCTTGCGTCGCCATGTTTAGCTGTCAAGGATTGCACATAATTCATCCTGTTGATTTCTGCATCTTCTGCAATTTGTGATTGCTTTTCGTATTCTTTCCAATCTTTTCTTCGCTCTGCCGCTTGTGCTTTTCGCGTTGCTTCTCTGTATTCGCGTGAGCCACCAATTTGTGCGTAACCTGACGCAGTTTCTGCGCCATGACCTTTCATTGATACTGTATTCAATTCGGCAATTTTTTCATCCGAAATGCCCATTTTTTTGAGCATATCAATTGAAGCCTGATCGGTAGTTTTTTGTAACATCGCAGCAGGTGGGTTTTGTGGATCGCGGGCAAAGAAAAACCCTTTCCTTGCACTTGCCGCACCTGTTGCCTCTCCTAGCAAATCAGGCCGAAAATTCGTTATATCTCCGGTTGTTCCGTGATACCACCCATGCTCAAATCCTTGTTGCAATGATCTTGCATAAGAATCGGCTGATTGCCCTTGCTGCGCTGCTCGTTCTTGGGCTAGGCGCAATGCCTCGTCTTGCGGTGCAGCAAACGTGCGCCCTGCTTGACGCTCAACCATCGGCAAAGCCATGCCGGTTCTGAATGCGTAGTTTTCCAAGCCTTGGGCGATCTGTGGTGCAGCGTACTTGCCAAGCGCCACCGCACCTTTAGCCGCAGGGCCAGCAAGCGGGATAGCCGAGCCAACAATGTCTAGCCCGAGCATCAGCTTCTCTACATCTTCCTGATTGCGCTTAAAAGCCGGATAACGCTCATCCATGATGGATGTAGGCGGCATCATGTTTTCCCGCCCTCGCGCACCTTGACGCGCTAGATTCGGATTCATCATTGCCGGTTGCTGCGCCTGTTGATACGCCAGCGCCGCCGCTATGCGCTCTTGTTCAGTCACGATTACGCTCCGAGATCGCTCTTGCCTTTGCGCGGGCATCTTCCTTACTGGAAGCGCCCCACGCCTTCAAAGCCAATGCCAATCGAGTAGGTTTGCCGTTCTTTTCCATCGGGCCAGGCATATTGCCCATGCGAGCAAGGAAGGACGCGCGACGCGGGTTATCGCCAGCTTTAACGGGAGGCTTTAGCGTGCCGCCAGTCTCCGCGTGATAGCTAGCCCGTCCCTTGGCGTTCAAGCCGCCCTCGGGGTTTTTGCCCTCGCTGCGTGTCCATGCTGCGCTCATTTGTTCTCCGGCTTCACAGTCTTAGCAGATTCGCGGAAAGCCTTTGCAGTCGGCGCACCGGGATCGCCAGGCTTACGCATCTTTTCGCCTGATCCATGCTTAATCCGTTCCTGCTTGGCTAGGATGTTGGCATACAGCCCCGGCTTGTTCATCATGCTGTGAAGATTCCAACAGCAATGACAGTCACGCCGCTGCCAGTCGTAACTTTCCATGGGCCGGTAGCCGCTGCCATGTTCAACTCAAGGCTGTAAGTACCAACGGGAGTCGTTGCGCCGGTAATGACGATGCTCGTCGATCCATCAATCAGCGTGACGTTTGACGCGGTGTTGTTCGCTGCAACCACGATCAAGCGATGAACATAATCGCCTTGTGCGCCAGCGCCGCCCAGTACCTGCGCGGTTTGACTTGCTGCTATGGTTTCATACGCATACGCGTAAGGATATGAAACGCCGCTCATATTCTTGCTCCTTTAGGTTTAACAGTTGACCACATATCGTTAAGGGTAACTGTGTTTTGCGGGCCTACCATCAGAGGCTTCTCTCTGTCCGGCGCTCTGATTACCGGCTCTTGCTTCCAAGCGATTGCCATCATACGAAAAGCATCTGCGGGATGGCTAGTCCAATCGTGTCTCGGGGTCTGTCTGAATGCCTTTTTATCCTCGTCATACTCGCGCTGGTATTGCTTTAATGCCTCAATGCCCTCGTAACATTTGTTGTCAAACCAAGTAATCGGGAGCATCTTTCTTACTGCTTGGATGCCGTCTTGTATCGACAGATCAGGGACGATAGCCAGCGATCCAATCCCCAAGTGCGCCCCAAGCTGCTCAATGATGGACTTGCCGCCGCTGGCAAGGGTCTTGGCTTTTGCGTCGTGCGGTAGCCAATGCTTACCATAGCGATAACCTCGGCTCTCGATAACCTGCGCGAGTTCTTCAATGTTTGCGCCCGATACCGCGTAATGGTCGATAACATGGATTTCTCCCCGCAAGACTTGATACCACCATATAGCCGTATCGTCCCGGTAGCCCAAGTCCCACGCGGTATGCACCGGCACGCTCGGGTCAACATCAATGCTTGTTACACGCCCTTGCTGCTCAAGTTCTCTGAATTCTGTGCCGTAAAAAGCTCCGAGGATTGCAGCTTCAAATGAGCATTCGTACTCCTGCAAGTACTGATCCTCGGACAATTGCGCCCTAGCTGCTGCAAGCTCGGATGGAGGAAGCAGCCCCGACGAAGAAGCGGGCAGGCGCAGCAGGAACCACTCGAGAGGGGATCGAATGGCGTTTTCATAAATCGACCAAAATTGGTTTTTTCCTTTCGGGGTTCCACCGAATACGGCCCAGCCATTTTTATCGGAAAGCGCAGGACGAATGACGTTGCCCCAAACGCTAGGCTTAAAGTCTCCGTATTCGTCCATGTAGATACCGTCAAAGCCCAAACCACGCATAGCGTCAGCGTTATCAGCACCAAACAGCCTTACCTTCGCCAAGTTCATAAGCGTCACCGTCAGTTCAGCCTCGTTGCTGTCGAGGATGATCGGCGCAGCAAAGGTCTTAAGGTAGTCCCAAACCACCGACTTCGCTTGGCTTCGGTACGGAGCAATGTAGCCGAACAGCGGGAAAGTTGACCTACAAGTCGCCGCTGCCCTAATTACGTCATTGATAGCCGCTACCGTCTTACCTGCGCGTCTGTGGGCGACTAGACAGCCCCATCGCTGCGTGCGGGCATGGAAGGGAAGGAAAGCCCGTCTTGGCGCATAGGGGAGAATTATTTCGGATCGGCCCATCGGATTATCATCTCCTGTGGCCCGCCCTCATCACCTACGTTTTCAGTCCTAGCCAAGTCAGGAACGACCTTTTTCAGCAGAATATCCGCTGCTTTGACTTGGCTGTTCGATAGCTCAATCTCGCCCTCAACGTGTTTCAAGAGGCGATTCATGATCTGACTGGCTTGAATCTTCTCCCGCCATGAGTCAGATAAAGTTATCTTTCGCTTCCTCGCCGCCATATCATTGATTTGCAAGTAAAATTGTCAACATACTTGAGTTAGTGCCCACTAATGTTAGTTAGTGGTTACTTACCCATCCGTTTCATGGCTTCGGCTAACTTCTTGCCCTTGTCAGCTTGGTTGAATTCCTTGGCTACTTTGACCGGTACGCCTACCTTTTTGGCGAACTTTGGGTCGTGAGCGGCGGCTGCCATGAGCCTAGCTTGCTGTGGGGATGTGCTGGGCATTATTTCAAGAACCGAAGTTTGTAGAGGGTCGAGTCGATCTGATCCGCAATCTCGTCCACAATGTTCTGAAGCTGGCTTTCTTCGGGCAAATCCTTGCGAATGTCGTCCACGAAGTCCTTGATCTGCGTCAGATACTTGACCGGCTCGGTAGCCAGGTGGAAGTCCTTGGGGTAGTTCGTGATGATGTCGTAACACCCTTGATAAGCCTCTGCCCACTTGTCGGCAAGCTCTACGATTGCGTCGTAATACTCACCTAGCGCCATGTGCTGCGCGAAACTCTTGGTTTGCAGGTGCATGAAGTGCGTCACGGTTGCTGAGTGAAAAAGAACACTAACAAACGCCGCCGCTGATTCGTTGTATTTCGACATTTTTCACCCTTTTTCAGCAATATCTTGATGATATTCGGGATTTTTCATGGTGTCAAGCCCGTAATTTGACCATTTGAGCAATCATAATTTCCACCGTATCTTTCACGCCTTGCACATCCCGAACGATTGCTCTGCACCCAGTCCATTGCAGCGCAAACTTTTGTTGATCCTCAGTCTCCTTACCTTTCGGGCCTTTGACTTCGACCAACCATGTAACCCCTCCAAAAGCGACGAGAAGGTCAGGCACGCCCTTTCCCATCGCGGCAAGGGATAGCACCGCACAGCCCCGCATTTTGAACTCTGTGACTATTTCTGCATGGTTAGCATCGACTTTAGCAGCGCGTCTCAATGGGATGCCTTTTCAATTGCTTTTGCTGCCTCAATCTCTGCCATGACTTCCGGCCCTGTCTCGATTGTGATTCGCATATCCTGAACCAGCAGTTCCATGCACACCCCCTCAGCAAGTTCTGTTTCGGAGTAATCGCTTTGCGCCTGGCCAAACGCAAGAAATGCCGAACAAATCCCATGCAAAACCTCTAAGGCTTGTTGCTCACCTACTTTTGAAAATTGGCACATAGCTGCTCCGTTTGTTGTAACAATTCTTGCTCTGTCCCGTATCGCTTCTCGAATTCCTTGCGCCAGGGATGCCGACTGACATACTCAGGGGTGTTTCTGCCGCTCCTGTGATGGGTCGGACACAGGCATATCACAAACATTTCACCCGCCCGCTTGCTGCCCGACAGAACGTGGTGAATATCCCCGTCAGAGCGCACACCGTGGAACAACCGGCAAACGATACACCCCAAATCTCTGACCTTGGCGTGCCATTCCTGTTCAGTTTTCGTCAAGGGTGACTCCCGCATGATGAGTTGCTGCCATCAGCCAATCCAACCATTCAGAAAACCGAGCTTTGGTGTATTTGCTCGTTCGCCTGCCAAGCATAACAACCCCTCCATTTAGCCCCATAGCAAGCCTTGGCGACGTTTCACCCTCAAAGGCGGCTGTCAATACGTCTTTCCATTCCTCAGCGCTCATGCGCGTTTTTGCGCCGTTCACCACCCATATTTTCTGCTTAGCCCAGGCTTCCAAGATAGGCCATTGCGCGGCGTTTTGATCTAGGGTGCGGTCGTTCATTCATTCCCCCTTGCTCGGATAGCGGAGGCGCACCAAGTCGCAAGCACATCTTCGCCTTCGTATTCCTCATCAATTTTTTCACACACCTTTGCACACGCCTCGCGCTCTGCCGCTGCAACAAGGGAAGCGAAGCGGGAAAGTTCATCAAAGGTTGTCACTACATCAGTCAACATTCCTGCCATTCCCGCTGCTTTTGCCATGCGGATGATTTCATCAGTATTCATAGTTCACCGTTGTCTTGTTTGTTTGCAGCACCTTCGCGCCGTTCTTTAGGTGAAATTGTCTTGCCATCTCCGTCTGCGGTGACATAGTGACAATCCGAAACCATCCTGGGCTTCTCATTTTCTTGACCAGCGCATTTACCAGTTTGCTACCGCATCCCGGTTTGTAAGACCAAACCGAATACAGTACGACAAAATTTGAAGTAGGTATCCAGCCCGTGGCGAAAAGTTCGCGCTCTGTTTTGGGTATTGATTCCGGCTGACTAACGCACACAATCGCGCAGATTTGTTTGTCCTCCACCCACGCATAAACACCACGATTTTTACCTTCAATGCGTTGTTTCGGGCTGATATTGGGACGCACAGGATCATCGCGCAGGATCGGGTCAGGTTGGAGTAGTTGGACTAGCATCCGTTTTTCTCCCGCAGCTTGGCTTCAAGCGCTCTAACAAGTAACCTCAATGTTTCAGGTTTTTCAGAATACCAACTGTGACAAAAGTATTTTATTTCTGATTTGATTTCATACTCCGTCAACCCAATCCATTCGCGCTTTTTCTTACCATCAAAAAAACCACTCATATAAGCAATCGTAAGTTCATCAGGTTCTTGCTTCTCTGCGGCCTCGATGGCTTGGCGTAGGGCAATTGCGGCTCGTAGTTGAATGTCAGGATTGTCTGAATCCAGCGCATCCAATGCTTGCTTCATAGCTTTGATGCTCATTTGCGCACCCATACGCGACACATACGACCGCTCGCGCCTTTCTTCTTGCCATCGGGGTAAACAAAGTCCAGCCGCTCTAGTTCGCTCATCCTGCGAGCAATTGCGTTGTGGTCTAGGGTTGTGCGGGAAGCAATATCGTAGATTGTTCCAGGCTGCTCTAATGCGTGCAGGATGATGCCGTGATGATTTGCAGCTAGGTCTGCTGCCTGATCCGCTGCTGCATGGCTGGTATCAGGATCGGTGTTGCGTACACGCGGAAAGTGCAAGTTGGGAAACCATTTATCTAGCATCATTTTTTTATCCATTCATAGAAAAGGTTGTTTTCTGTTGCCCTAACTTCAACCACCGAAAACTCAGCCGCAAACGCCCTCACGATCTCGGCTGACATAGGCATTGCTGCTGCCCGTTCTTCTCGCGTCATACCTTGCACGCGTACTGCTGTTGCTACTCTTTCGCGCCAAGTTACGCTGCCCGTAACCGCAGGCGATATTGCGTCATGTCCTCGCCCGGTCTTGCTGGCACTCCAATCTTGCGACCGTGTTCCATTGTTAGCTGATCGCTTGTCCACCATGCGACTACCTTTTTCTCAGGCATTGATATTTCATCGTCGAAACGTTCACCATTGAGCCAGCTTGCAGGGTGAGGAATAAACTGTTTATCTCGTCCTTCAGCCGCCCACATCCGCACATGGTCATCAATCGCCGTCAATGCTTTCTGTTGCTGCTCGGCAGTAAGACGTGACCATGCTTTGACTGCATCCTTGCGCGCTACTTTTTTTGGGAACTTGGAATAGAACTCGTCAAACATTTTTTTGCCTCCATTTCACGAATGTCCATCGCTGCATCTGCTACACCGTGCCAATCTTCTTGCCGAACTTTCAGTAACAGGTAAGCAAGCATTACTTCTTTGTCTGTCATACCTTCTCCTTGTAGTTACTGCTATCTGCTCTTTGGTGAGCGCACGTAGCCTTAGCCTGTGCGCCCTTTAGTAGCTGCTCCCTGGAGCCGCGACACGCGTCAGCCTTTCGGTCAAGGGTGCTAACTTCGCCGCCCTTCTATGCGCTGTTTCAGACCTTAGCCACCAGTTGCGCTTTCCACTCATGCCGCTGTTGCTCTCATTGCCCAGCATGGTGTAGTCCAAAAGAAAAACCCACCTACGGCTGGGCTTCAGACCTCGACGGAAGTGAGCAGATTGCGGCGCTTTGCTCTCGACAGCCGAAGCCCATGCGTAGATGGGTTCATACCGCAATCTTTTCACGCTTCCGGCGTGGCCCGATCTTTCTCTCGGACAGGGATAGAATGGCACAGTCAAGCCACCTTGTCAACACTTTTTTTCATACACCCCTGCCCGGTGTTTTTTTCGGCATCAGAGTCCAGTTTTCCAATGGGTAGCTCCGCAGCTTGCCATCGTCAGCCCACACGATATGCACATACAGATCGTCAATGAACCAACAGCCTAGAATGGTGTCGGTGTTGCCTGTGGTGTAAGCAATCTTTCCTTTTTGATTGCTGCAAGCCTCGTCCGTAATGACGATGCGCCCGCCGCCCTTGTTAGCCAGATAAGCAATGCTCTCAGCCGAGGCCGAGGACATTACCGCCACCATTGCCAGCGCAAGGATTCTCATTGCTGCGGAACAATCTCGGCCACCATCTGCTCGACGGGGATGTAGTCAACCGGATTGACCACCAGCGCCCCGTTCGTGATGACTTGGAGCTTGTATGCTACGCCCTCGGGAATCTGCCCACGCTTCGCCCATTGGCTAACTGCCTGGCTCGTAATGCCCAACGCCTCGGCCAGCTTCCTACGATTGCCAAAATGCTGCTCTGCCTGCTGAACTTTCATACTGCCCCCTATAGTTAAAGAAAACTTGCAAAGTATCGTATCCTGTGCAAAGATATCTTGTCAAGCGGCGTTGCATTGGTTAACATTACTTTACAATTTTCCTTTGCAACAAGTGTTGACAAGTGGCAATTAGGTAAGTAAAGTCCGTCCTGTAGTAACCAATTGACAACAACAGGAAAAAACCATGAACCTCTGCAAACATTGCAAGCACTACAAGAAAAACGCCGACAACATCCAGGCATCCGAATGAAAACACAAGCCGA